CTGCCGCCCCTGCTGCTCCTGCTCCTGATGTGGCAAAGAGCCTGACCACTCCCGCTGCACCGGCAGCTCCGGCAGCCCCCGCATACGCCCAGCTTGACCCTGCTGTGCAGGCTGAGCTGGATTCCCTGCGCAAGTTCCGCGAGGATTCTCTCGACCGTGAGCTGCGCGAGGTCGCCAAGAAGTACGCCATCATTGGCAAAAAGGAAGATGAGCTTTTCCCTGTCCTGAAGTCCATGAAGGCCGCTGGCGGCACTGCCTATAACGACTATCTGGCCGTTCTGGACGAGGCCGTGAACATGGCCAACACCTCTGCTGCCTTCACTGAGGTCGGCAAGCGTGGCAACGGCTCTGCCCCTGATGCTTGGACGCGCGCCGAGGCGAAGGCTGTGGAGCTGATGAAGTCCAAGAATGTCACCAAGGCTCAGGCTCTGGACGAAGTTCTTGTGAACGACCCCACCCTGCGTGCTGAGTGTGAGAAGGAGGGCTAAAACATGGCAGACGTTACTTTTATCGGCTCTACCATCAATGAGAGCGCAACCGTGACCTTCAAGGCGAAGGAGAAGCTGGAAGGCGTTCAGGGCATTGCTCTGGCCCTGAGCGAAGGCAAGCTGGCCCTGCCCACCGCTGGCGCAAATGTGCTGGGCCTGTCTCTGTTTACCAATGATGCTGCCGCTGATGCTGGCAGCTCCCTGACTGTTCAGGTCAAGGACATTGGCAAGTGGATTGCTGGCGGTACTATTGCCGCCGGTGATGAGCTGGCCACTGATGCCACTGGCAAGGCTGTGAAGGCTACTGACGGCCAGTTCATCGTGGGCATTGCCCTGTCTGCTGCCGCAGCCGCTGGCACGGTTGTTTCTGTTCAGCTCACCAAGTCCGGCTACAAGCCCAAGGCTTCCTGACCGGAGAAAGAGAGGTAAAACCTTATGAGAGACAATATGAACAATGCTGCCGGCATCATGGCTGCTATTGCAAAGGGCTGGAAGCCGAACCGCTACCTGTCCAACATGAGCATGGCAGCCTTTGCCGACCCCAAAGACTACGTTGCGACCAAGATTTTCCCGATGTGCCCTGTGAGCACCACTACGGGCTTCTACTACGAGTTCCTGAAGGGCGACATCTCCCGCGACAATGTGCAGCGCAAGCCTGCCTTTGGCAAGGTGCAGCCTGCCAAGCGCGGCCACACTGATAAGACCTACAAGTGCGAGGTCGATCAGATTCTGGTGGGCGTGGATGAGATCGGCGCACTGGACTACTCCCGCTCTGGTGCTCCCGCCTCTATCGACCCGCGCCGCTCCAGCACCCGCTTCGTCAATGAGCAGATGCTGCTGCACCTCGACCTGATGTTCGCGGATAACTTCTTCAAGACCGGCGTGTGGGACAACCAGTTCACTGGCATTGCCTCCGGCACCCCCGGCGCAAAGCAGTTCCTGAAGTTCACCGATGCCAACTTTGACCCGGTGCATTTCTTCGATGAGCGCAAGCGCGAGATTCGTCTGGAGGGCCGCCGCACCCCGAACAAGCTGTGCCTCGGCTACGATGCGTATCTGGGCCTGAAGGCTCACCCGGACATTCTGGAGCGCGTGAAGTACGGCGGTTCCACCCCGAACCCCGCCACCGTCAACGAGAATGTACTGGCGCAGCTGCTGGGCTTCAACGAGGTTCACGTCCTGATGGCTACCCACAACAAGGCAGAAGAGGGCCAGCCTGATGATATGGACTTCATCTGCGAAAGCGATGGCGCCCTGATGTGCTACGTCACCGACCACCCGCAGCTGGATGAGCCTTCCGCAGGCTACACCTTCACTTGGGATATGCTGGGCAATGGCAACTACATGGCCATCAGCACTTTCGAGGGCGACCCCGCAACCCATGCTGAGTTTGTCGAGGGCCTGCTGTCTACTGATATGCGCAAGACCTCTGACGACCTTGCCTGCTATCTGTCCAAGTGCGTGTAACGGAGGTGCCGACATGAGCTATATCTGCCGGAAAGCTCTTTCTCTGGGCGGCGTAACCTACCAGCCCGGCGATGCAATCCCTGATGGTGCTGTGTTGCCCTCCCGTGTGCGCTCTCTGACTTCCTGCGGCTATATCGTGGAGCAGACCGATGAGCCTGCTGCTGGAGCTGCTGCACCCGCCGGGGAAAACTCCGGCAGCGTGCTCTATGTTCCCATCAAGGGCGATGATGATTTGGCTGTTCCCATCCCTGTGGATGGTGCGGCCTTTATTTTTGCCCTCCAGCAGTCCACGGCTGACGAAGCTGCTGCCATGGTGCAGGATGTTGAGGACGAGAATGTTCTTATCCTTATCCACGCCACGGACAGCCGCAAAAGCGTCCGCGCAGCGGCCAAGGCTCGCGCTGCTGCCCTGCATCCCTCTGAAGATGCAAATGGAGGCTCTGCGGCCTCCCACCCGCCTGACAAGGCATGATGAGCTGACAAGGAGCGCACTGTATGGCAAAAAGCTACAATTACGACCCCTCTGCCATTGCTGAGTATGGCAAGGACAGGATGCGGTTTGAGCTGGGCGATACCGCCACTGAGGGAGGCCCTGACACCACGGCCCTGACCGATGAGGAAATTGGGGCCGCCATCTCTGCTTATCCGAAATCGTGGAAGAGGGCCAAGCTGATGCTGCTGGAAAGTCTGGCACACCGCTTCAGCTATGAGGTGGACACCAAAACCGGGCCGCTGACGTTGTACCTCCAAGAGCGAGCGAAGCTCTGGAAAGAGATGTACAAAGACCTCAAAAAAGAGGTGTCTCTGGGTGCAGCGTCCGTTCCGCAGCCGCCTGACTGCTGCAAGAAGCCTCCGTACTTCTACACCGGCATGATGGAGAATGACCGCACCGGGAACGTCTGGAGGCACAGACACCATGATTAACGCACGGTTTATGTACCTGAGGCCCGGAAACCTCCCGAAATCCTTTGTCATAGAGCGCGGTAAGGGCGGCTTGAAAAATGGCCGCCCGACTGTGCAGTATGATGGGGACGGAACGGAGTTCCTGAAAGGCTTCCTGACAACGGCTACTGAGGCCGACAGGGCGCATGGAACTGCTGACCATATTGTTACTCACATCATTGTGCAGAGCGGTGGCCAGCAGGCCGAGAGGACGGACAGGCTCATCCTTGGTGACAGGCTTTTCTACATCGTGGATATTGACCCGGCCTGTTCTCTTGGCATAGCCACCATCTACTATGCAGAGGAAAGGACGGACGTAAAATGACCGCCCCGAAGAAAGCTCCCGGCAAGCTGAAGATTGCCGTTGACGAAACGGTGCAGAAGCTCAATCAGGAAGTGGCCTCAAGGGGTGTCCGTGCCACGAATGCCCTCCGTAATGCTGAGCTGGAAGTGCTGAGAGGTCAGCGTTCTGGCCGTGTATATCGCAAGCCTCACAGCAAGGCTCGGTATACGGCATCTGCCCCCGGTGAACCTCCTGCCCGCCGGACTGGTATGCTGCGTATGAACTGGAACGGCACTGTCGAAAGTGCTTCTTCTGGTTCTGGTATCCGCGTTTCTGCCGTTCTGGAAAGTCAGGAGAAGTATTCCGTATATCTCGAAAATGGCACCCGCCACATGGCCGCCCGTCCGTTCCAACAGGAAATCGTGGACAAGGCTGCCCCTGAGATAAAGCGGATTTACAGCGAGAAGTATGAGTAAAACGGAGGAAGCCAATGGAGCTTATCATCAAAGAAACCCGCGCCCGGTTCGATACTGAGGCTGTGAAGATGGGCTACGCCCTCTATGCAAAACACGCCTCGTGGGATAAGGGCCGCACTGGTGTTGTCACGGCTGTGACTGATACCACCATCATTGCTATGTTCCATCCCGGCATCGGGAATGTCATCAACCACTTTGCCGTCCCTGTGGCTGAGGTGGAGCGCGGTGAGTGGGACGTTCGCTGGTCCGCTGACCTGTCAGAGGTGAACGAACTGAAAGCTGCGGAGGTCAAATAATGAACCTTGAAGAGCTGATTTGCAAGCGGCTGTCTGAGGCCAAAAACCTCACCAAATGCCTTACACGGTACGCCGGGCAGCCTGCTATCTTCACCCCTGAAGCACCGGGAGACCGGGAAGCCGGATGGGGCCGCGCCACGCAGTACCCGCGGGCTGTGTTCAATTTTGATATGCAGGCCGATGGGGAGCGCAAGAGTGCTGGCACTCTTTCCGTGGCCATTATTTGCCGGAACGATTCTGAAGCTGTCCCTGAGCTTATCGAACCGGCTGTCAAGAAGGCCCTGAAAGATGTCCTGCTCAAGGATGACAACGGCACTCTGTACGCCTTTGCGTGGGCGCGGACTGAGGGCTTCTCGATGACCGAAGAGAAGAACGAGCTTCTCATTGGCTCTGAAATCCGCTTCGACATCATGGAGTACCCCCAGCAGGAAACGACTGACCCTGACCCCATCATGGCGATGGCCCGGTACATCAAAGACCTGTACCCGGACAGCATCGTGGTGGGAATTGATAAGATGGCAGATGAAACCGAGGCCTCGAAAGAAGCCCCGGTTTTTTACTGCCGCCTTACCGAAATCGAGAAGCTGGAGGAAACCAACACGGTTGTCTGGATGAACGGGAAGATTGCCATCTCCCTGCTGTGTCCTGACGGGGCCACCCGCCTGAAGATGGCCGCGGCGGTCCTCAACAGTCTCTCCCTTGATGGCGAGGTCACCATGCTGGATGATTCGCCCATGTTCATGGAACGACTGACTGCAAACCTCAAATCCGACTACCTGAAGGACGGACAGATTTTCGTCACCGGGCGATATGGCCTGCTCCGCTACAAGGCGGTCGGCTACCCACTTAGACACCCCAATATCAATTACTAGGAGGTATGACCTATGGCAACGAAAAACGCTGCTGCTGACACTGTGCAGGCCCCTGTTGAGGCTGAGTACACCGTCAGCGAGTTCGCAGCGAATTCCATGGCACTGTTTGGCGCACGGAAAGAGTGTGTTGAAGCTGCCATGAAGTCCGCAAATATCAAGAGCTGCCCTCTCTCCAAGGCAAAGGAGATCGTGGCAGCCTTTATGAGCAAGGAGGTCAAATAATATGGCTGGAAGCTATACCCCCGGCGAGAAGAAGGTTCGCCCCGGTGCGTATTACCACATCGGCAAGACTGGCACCGGCGATACGGCTGGTGCAGTGAGCGGCGTGACCGCCGTTCTGTTCCGCGCAGACTTTGGCCCTCTCGGTGCTGCCGTTGAGCTGTCCTCTGATGAGGACTATACGGACACCTTTGGCGATGCTCTGACTACCGATGCCATTGCTCAGGCTGTGGCTGGTGGCGCAAAGACCATCGTTGCGGTTCGCGTTGGCACTGGCGGCACTGCCGCAACCATCGACCTGAAGAGTAGCGGCGAAAGCCCTGCTGCTGCCGTTACCCTGACCGCGAAATACCCCGGTGCAAAGCCCCTGACCTGCACCGTCCGCAAGACGCTGGCTGATGAGAGCGTCAAGGAGTGTATCATCTATTCCGGCACCAAACAGGTGGAGAAGGTGGAGTTTGAGGCCGGTGGTGGCGAGGCTGGCGCACTGGTCGAGGCCTTTGCTGCTTCCAAGAACTTCATCGCCACTGTCAAGACCGGCCAGACCACCAAGGAGCTGGCAGATGTATCTCAGACCCTGTTTACAGCCGGCACGAATCCCACCGTCAACAACGGTGCGTATTCTGATGCTCTGGAGCTGGTGGAGCCTTTCGAGATCAATACCCTGTGCGTGGACACTGAGGACAATGCCGTGCATCTGCTGGTGCAGTCCTTCATGTCCCGCATGATGGATGTCGGCAGCCTGATGACCGCGGTCGTTGCCGAGAAAAAGGGCACTGCTCTTGATGACCGCATGACCCATGCCGCTGCTTTCAATGACGAACGCATGATGTACGTTCTGAACGCCTCCGCACAGTATGGTGATACCATGCTGGATGGCTATCAGACAGCCGCCCGGCTGGCCGGTCTGATCGGCGCGACTTCCGCAAGCTCCTCCCTGACCCACACCGTTATCAACGGCTTCTCTGGTCTGGGCGAGCCTCTGTCCAACACTCAGATCATTAAGGCTGAAAAGAAGGGCTGCATCGTGCTGAGCATGAACAAGTCCGGTCAGGTCTGGATTGACAGCGCAATCAACACCCTTGTCACCCCGCCTGCTGACCGTGACGAGGGATGGAAGAAGATTCGCCGCACCAAGACCCGCTACGAGCTGATTCGCCGCTGCAATACCACCAACGACAACATGGTTGGTAAGGTTGACAATGATAATGCTGGCCGCGCTGCCATTATCAGTGCCCTGCAGACCATTGTCGATGAGATGGTGGCCGAGAGCAAGCTGGTTTCTGGCACCGTTGCTCTGAACCCTGCGTATATCCCCAACGGTGACAGTGCATGGTTCCAGATTGATGTTATCGACAAGGATTCTGCCGAGCACATCTACACCGACTTCCTGTTCCGTTTCGTAACCACG